CATTATTTGATTACAACAGTAATACAGGAATTTTTACTAGAAAAGTTACTGTAGCAAGAAATGCAAAAGTTGGTCAGATTTTAAATACAAAAAATTCTGATGGATATTTGCTAACAAGAATCAATAAAAAGTCAATAAAAGTTCATAGGCTTGCTTGGCTTTATGTTTATGGAGAATTGCCTATAGACACAATTGACCATATCAACAGGATAAGAGATGACAATAGAATTGAAAATTTAAGAATTTGTAAGTTTGCTGAAAATTTACAAAACAAAAATTTTTATAAAAACAACACTTCTGGTTACAAAGGTGTTGTGAAAAAAGGAAATAGATTTGCGGCTCAAATAACTGCTTCTGGAAAAGTAAAACATCTTGGATATTTTTCTAATGCAGATGATGCTTACAAAGCATATTGTGATGCTGCAATGAAATTTCATACTCACAATGAATATATCAAGAAAGCAAAGGAAGTTTAAATGGAATACGACAACACAAATCGAGGCTCACTCTTTAAGAATGACCGCAAGGACGATGCAAAGTTCCCTGATTACAAAGGAAGCATTAACGTAGATGGCACAGACTACTGGTTATCTGCATGGATTAAGGTCAGCAAAGATGGTGCTAAGTTCATGTCTTTGTCTGTCAAGAATAAGAACGCAGATGTGCAGCCTAAGAAAAAGGTAAAGCAAGAAGAATTTGAGGACGATGCGCCTTTCTGAGTTTCGGGGGAAAGTGGCTAGAAATAGCGGACGAACATGAGTACCCCACCTAATCAAATGCGGAATTCTCTGGCCAGTCATACAGACTTCAGAGATTTCGCTAGGTTGATACAAAGCAATCCTCACTTCTTGCCTAGCAACATAGACATGATTTGCGAGAGGAGAGGACACTTCTTAATTGGTGAATGGAAAAAGCCAAACGAGAAAATGGCAAAGGGGCAAGAGTTGCTACTACAGGCTTTTGCTCAAGTGCCTAAATTTACTGTACTGGTCATTATTGGTAACACAGACAAAGAACAAACAGAAGTCGGTAGTGTGTTCCAGATAGTGCTAGGCAGGTGCATAAAGATTGGTGAGGGTCTTGATTTCTTGAAAGACTTTTATGTAATGTGGTACGAATTTGCAAACTCAAAAGGATAGATATGTCATACGCAAATGTAGAAATAAAAATAATCCAATGGGCAGAGGCTCGTAAGATTATTCCTAACAGTACACCAGAAGTTCAGCTTCTAAAAGCAATGTCAGAGATGGGAGAACTAGCAGATGCAACCATTAAGAAGGACAAGGAAGCTATTGTGGACGCTGTTGGTGATGTCATGGTCTGCCTTGTTAATTACTGCGCTTTGCAAGACATCAATCTGGTAGACTGTATGGAAGTTGCATACGACCAGATAAAGAATCGTAGGGGTACGCTTTTGCCTAATGGATTGTTCGTTAAAGAAACTATTTAGCCAACAAGTAAAGACCCACATTTGAAAAGGCGTAGCCAGCATAGACTATCGCCATGTGTGGGTTATCTTTCCAAAGCTGCTCACCAGCTATGTAGGCATATATTGCCCCTGTGAGAATAATTAACCAAGCACTCAAAATAAACTCACATCAATAACATCGCCACGAAACTCCACTTGTCCTTCGTCAAACTTGTGGACTAACTCAGGCCATAACAGCTTGCCATTAAAAAAGGTCAGCACCGCAAAGCCTGACCTGTGATTAGATGGATTTAACTCACCATAAGTGAACTGTGGGCCATCAGGCTCTGCAAGAGTTCCTGTATCTACTCCGTATCTACATCCATTGTAGTCAGAGAAAGGCGTAACCTTTAATGAGTGCAAGTGACCAGTAACGATAGACACACCAGCGTTTACAGTATTGTTATGTGTGGCATGAATACCACCCTTATATCGGTGCTTTACAATGACCTCATCTGTAGGCCAACAAGCCCAGCAAAAGTCCCAATCTGGGATATGGTCTGGTAATTTAAACCCTTGGACATCTTTAAACTGAGGCGCATTGTTTGCCAGTCTAGTAGCAAACCGAGCATCGTGATTGCCGTATGTAAAGATTAGCTTCACATTGTGTCGCTCTGCTTTAGCGGCTTCCTCAATCTCACCCAACATCGCCTGACAAGCCTTTAACTCTTGAATGACAGAAGTCTGTGGTTGGTCAGAAGCATCGTGACGAGATATAGACGCACCATCAAAAGCATCACCATTGCATATCACCGCTTTAGGCTTGAACTCTTGGATAGCCCATAGAAGCCCTTTAAAGGCTGTAGTGCGTTGGTGTGGCACGAAGTGAGCATCAGAGAACACCAACACCACTCCATCCTCTATGCCAAGGTTTATTTGCTTTAAAGGAGAAAAGGATTTTGGTCTGCTAGCTTCGTATTTAGCACCACGATGGTCATCAGAACCTAGCTTAATCTTGTAGTGTTCCTCTATCCAACGTCTACGCAAGAAAACTGCTCTGGTTGCAATATCAAGATGTTGTGCAATTTTCGCTGCTGATTTAAGTTCGCCCCACAGTTTAATAAATTCAACATCTGTGCAGGTCTGATTATGTGCGCCCATTGGAATCCTTGGTCAATAGGTTTTCTAGCAAGTTAATAACCCTATGCTCTTGCATTTCAATATCCTCATCAGAGGACTTTGGGTCTGTGGCTACACACATCAAGTCATGCAAAAAGATATGCAGTAACTCGTGTAGTGCAGTCTTATCAAGTGATTCGGGTGTTATCTTTTCTGCACCAAAATCACCTAACCGATAAACAGCTAATCTAGCGTTATCAGTAAATTCAACAGATGCCATTGCACCCTTGGCTGGCTTTATGCCTTTTTCAATTCTCCAATCACCAAGAGACAGCACCTGTTGCCATTTTTTTACGCTTTGTGCGAACAGTTCTGCATCTTGTTGATTAGGTATGTTAGCCATTTAATATGTCCAAGGCATGATTGATGTGTTTGATTCGGTCATCCAATCCTATCGTGCCTCCGTTAATCTTTTTTGTCATCATCAAGAAATCTGTTCTATCAGCGTACTGGTTTAACTTGTGGGTATTCCAAAACCATCCTGCGGTCATAGCAGCGAATTTAGGTGTAGCTACAAGGTCTGGATTCATAACAAAATCCTCACCGCAAGCCTGACCAGCATGAAAATAATTAGCATGACCAGTAAGTTGAATACACCCACGACCACGAAAGCGAAAACCATCTCCAGACGACTCATCTCTGTTTCCCATTCTGTTTGCGTAGACTTTATTAGCAATCTTTTTAGGATTCCTAGCGTATTCGTTTGCTATTTCTATAGTTGGAAACCTAGACTTCCACAGCTTCATTAAGGTTTCAGCCCTGTAATTTAAATTTTCTTCCAATATTTTGAAGTTTGCACACTCGTGACCACATTGACCAATGAATGATGCTTGTTGGATTGGTGTAAGGATATTGAAACACTGAAAAGTCTCGTTCAATGCGTCAACCCATTGCTCACCAATGTGCATCTTTTTGAGTTGTTCACTATTGACCATTTACTAGATTCCTTACTTCGTTGTAGGCTGCGACACAGGAGTTGAGTTTGGTGATTGCTTTGTCTCCTTCGGCTGCGATGTCGATAAGAGTTGCAATAGTCTGTCGCTCAAGTTCGCTTGCATCGGGTTGCTCGGGTCTGCTATCTCCAGAGGCAGGGGAGGAACTTGGGCTGGCTTGTGGACAACTGGCGGTTGGGAGGCGCAACTTACCAGTCCTAGCAAGCTCGTGCATAGCAGACTTCTTTTTAGCAATTTCATCTTGTGCCTTTCTCAGTTTAGTCTCTTGGTCTGACAGCTTGGAAGTCATATTTTTCTCTAACTCCCTAGCTTCCTCGTTCTTTTTAGCAATAGCTATTTTCATGTCGTTATCACGCTCTAGCCAACCATAGTGATGCCCTACTCTGTAAGTTCCAAACAAGGAAATGAGAACACCTACGATTAACCAAGGTAGTGGGATAGGTAGCATCATTCAGCCTCTTTTCTTGCTTGTGCAATTTCCTCACGCTCTTGGTCATCCTCAAGATGCTCTGGAGGAGTAGTCGGAGGAGGAGGAGGAGTCCATGATTCATCTAGTTCTGGATTCTTCCAAACAGGCATTGCACCGAAAGGCTGGCTTGGCAAACCATACGCAGATTGCGGAGGCGCATAAGATGAGCCATATGAGTTATAGGACTGATTATTTCCTTGACACATGGGTTGCATCGGAGGAGTTGGATTGAGCCTCTCTGCGAACGATTTAGCCCCTTTGTTGATGGCAAACATACCAATCAATGTACTGATACTTCCAACCAACAAAAGCACAACGTCATTCAAGAGTTTAGTGAAGGCTTGGTCAATCGGGGCCATGCTCTTGATTGGCTGTGTCACAAAAATCACAGAATAAAGCATTGCAAAAACTGTCAAACCAAACACCAACATGACAATCACAACAGCAAACAACCAACCATAAACCTTTAAAAGTTCGATTGTTTCTTCTGTTGTTTTAACTTCAGAAATTTTCATTTTGGTGCTTCCTGTGGTGTTGGTTGTACATCGCCTACTTTTTTCTCAAGAATTGGCGCAACCAAGTATTCTGGACACATTTGGGTAAACAAACATTTAGGTTTTTGACATTCTTCAGCATGGAAGAAATCAGGATTCTGACACTTATATCTGTACCTGTCCTCTAGGCAACCAGCTAGAAGTAGTGCTGATAACAGGATGATATATCTCATGCCATTGTGTCCACAGAATTAGGTTTGACCCAATTGGTCTTTATTTCGTAGGCTTTCTTTTGCAACTCAGCTTGTCGGTTTAGTTCTGCAAGTCGCTCCATGTTCTGCTTGTGTATCACCCTATGAGCCTCCCACAGCATCCTTGCATTGGCTTGATAAGTAGTGATTTTCATCCTAGTCCTATGTAAGCTAAAAACTTGTTAACAATCTTGTTTGACAAATCGTCAGGTAGAAAGCGGAGAAAGCCAAGCACCCACCATGCAACACACATTCGCACGAATATTTTGAGAAACAGGTCAAATTGTTTCTGATATTCATTCATCGACCACAGCGTTTAGTTGTTTGGCAGAAATCCATCATTTCGTTTATGCCGATACCAACGAGAAGTAGAACGAACGCTATTCCTCCAATCAACATAGCCATCTCCAACTGCTCTTGCTCTGCTTGCTTGAGTTTTTTTTCCTCGGCTTTTAGTGCGCTAATCTCTTTAGCGTCTGCCAAATCCATCTCAGCCTGACGAGCCTTAATCTTGTTCCAAACGTCAATCTTGCCAGTCTGCATGAACAACATCTTGAGTTCTTCTTCAAATGCTCTTGCTTGCTCTAAAGCCATCTCAATCTGAAGTGCCGTACCCATGTTGCTACCAGTCTTGTCACGCTTGGCTTGAAGCATTGCCTTGGTAGCGGCACTCTTGGCGTTGAACATCTGACCAAGCATAGGCGCAAGCCCACCTAGGTCATTTGCAACCTTACTGGCTTTCTTGACCATGCCGATAGCTTTTTGCAAGCCATCAAGCGCAGCAATCGGGTCTAAAGGAATCATTTTTTATCTACCTTTTTCCATTCAATACAGTAGACTTTCCTGTTGTAGACATCTCCAACCCAAGCCCACTTAACACACCTGTACTCAATAGATACAGCTAGTAAAAACTCTATAAATACCATGTCCACAGAATTATGTAGACACACCAAACAATAGTTGTACAAAGAAGGGCTGCGCTAGTGAAAGCTAACAGCCAATCTTTCATTTTTTAATCCAAGTCTGCCACACAGCACCAGCAGCAATGATTAGCCCACCAATCCACAAAACTGGTTGGGCAATAGATGCTATCCAGTTAAGAACCTTTACAGCACCCTTGGCAGCGTCAATAGCTTCCACAAGGTCTTTGGTGTTCTTATCTATTTCATCTACTTTTGCTTCAACAGCAATTAGACGCTCGTATATTTGCTCGTGGCTTACATCGTTCATGGTGCGTCAGGCCACTCAATAGTCCAAGGAAAGCCCTCCTGCGCTGTAATGTCACGCAAGGCTTGACGATATGTAGCCCATACTGTCTTGTCAACAGGTGCATCAGCTACTTGAGTCCAATCACACTCAGCTAACTTAGCATCACGAGTAGCACGAACAGACTTAGCCTGTTCAGCATCCTTCTGAGCCTTGTAAGTAGCCTCTTGTTCAGCAGCAGTAGTAGTTACACCATCTACAACTTGGTCTAAGAAGACAGGGCCAAGGATGTACTTTGTGTACCACTTGCCATCAATCTGCTCTACA